GGCAGCGAAGATCTCGGCGCAGCTCGATAAGCAGCAGATCGCCCTGGCCAAGTCTGCGATGGATGAGCAGAAGGCCTTGAACAGCCTGTTGGGGGCGATTGACCCGGCCCGCGCGGCGCTGGCCAAGCTGGACACACAGGTCGAGCAACTGGGAAAACACCTGGACGCCGGCCGCATCAGCCAGGACCAGTACAACACTGCCCTGAGCAAGATCGACAAGGACTACGCCAAGCTCGAAAAGACCACCACCGGTTTTGACAAGCTGCGCCTCGGCACCCGCCAGGCGCAGGAAAACGTCGTGCAGTTGGGCAATGCTCTTTCCTCGGGCGACTGGGGGAGTGGTGTACGTGCGGTTGCGCAACTGGGCGCTGGGGCTGGAGCGGGCGCCGCTGGGCTGCTTGCCATTCTGGGGCCGCTGGCCCTGGCCACCGCGGCTGTGGGCGGCCTAGCGGTTGCCTACTACAAGGGCAGCGAAGAGCAGGACAGTTACAACAAATCGCTGATCCTCACCGGCAACTACGCGGGGGTGAGTGCCGGCCAACTGGGCGATATGGCGCGCCAGGTAAGCGCAACAGTCGGCACCACCGGTCAGGCAGCCGCTGTGCTGGCGCTGCTGGCCGACAACGGCAAGATCGCCGGAGACAGCTTCACCGGCATCACCCAGGCTGCCGTGTCGATGCAGGAAGCCACCGGCAAGGCCGTGAGCGAGACGGTCGCCGAGTTCTCCAAGCTGGCAGACGATCCGGTAAAGGCCTCTGCTGCGCTGAACGAGCAGTACCACTACCTGACGGCCTCGGTTTACTCGCAGATTGCCGCACTGGAGCAGCAGGGCGATCACGCCGGCGCTGTGAAGCTGGCCACCGATTCGTACGCCGATGCAATCAACGAGCGCACCCCCAAGATCCTGGAAAACCTGAGCTTCTGGGAGCGGGCGTATAACGCAGTTGCCAAGGCGGCAGATGGACTGAAAAACGCCGGACGTCGTGACATTAATTCGGACATTGAGGACGCGAAGGCCGGATTGCTCGAAGCCCAGAATATGGATGGGTTGTTTCAAAACCAAAAGTCAAAGGATGCCTTGATTGAGTTCCGGCAGAATCGCCTGAACATGCTTGAGGACGAAAAGGCGGCCCAGGCTGACATCGCCAAGTGGGAGGGCGAGCAGGCGAAGGCGCAAGGCGATGCTGTTTCGTCGATGGCCAAGATCGATGCTCTAACCAAATCGTCGTGGACGAACGAGCAGAAGCGCACCGAGGCGATCAAGGAATACAAACGGCAACTCGACGATATCCGCAAGGTTGACCCGAAGGATTCGCGGCTCGATCAATCGGAAGTCGACAAAAACATCTCCAACATCAACGACAAGTTCAAGGACCCGAAGGCGGCTGCAAATCAGGTCGACCTGACGGGTTTTAACAACGCCAAGAACAACCTGGCGGCCATCGTTGATGAGTACAAAAACACCCAGAAGCAACTGGACGCGGCGGAGAAGGCTGGGCTGATTTCTCAGTCCGAATACGCGCTGAAGCGCGAAGCCCTGATCGGCAACCAGCGAGACGAGGTGACCGCGGCCTACGAGGCAGAGATTACCGCGCTGGAGGCCGTCAAAGGCAAGAAGTCCACGACTGCTGCGCAGAGCATCCAGCTGGACCAGAGGATCGCTGACGCGCGTGCAGGAATGGTCAAGGCGCAGAAGGAGGCCGACAGCCGGCTTGAGGTGTTGGCCACTAACGAGACCGGGCGCCTTGCCAAGCAGGAACGGTCGATCACCACCTACGTGCAGGCCCTTGCTCAGCAGCAACGAGCCCTGGAGCTTGCCGGCCAACGTGCAGTACTCGGCGTGGGCCAGGGTGACCGCCAGAACGCACTCAACGGCGAACTGAACAGCCAGCAGGATCGGTTTGCTCAGCAGTCGCTGGAGTTGGCCAACCAGAAATCAGACCCGTCGCGCAACATGTCGGTGGAGGAGTTCAAGCGTAAGTCGCAGGCGCTCGCAGACGCGAACAAAGCGGCGACCGACCAAATCCGGCAGAACTATGCGGATGTGGAGAACGCCCAAGGCGATTGGACGAAGGGCGCGACATCGGCCTGGGACAACTATCTGGATTCGGCGAAGAACATTGCCGGCCAGACCAAAAGCCTGTTCGGCAACGCCTTCAGCAGCATGGAGGACGCGGTCGTCAACTTCGCAATGACCGGCAAGGCATCGTTCTCGGACTTTGCTAAGTCGATCCTTGCGGACATGGCGCGCATTGCTACCCGCCAGGCGAGTTCGGCATTGCTGAGCAGCTTGGTTGGCGCCACGGCCAGCTACTTCGGTGGCGGTGGTGGTTCTGGCGGGGCAAGTCAGGCCGGCTACACCGGCACCGACCTATCCAACTTCACCCCCGGCAGCATTCAGGCCAAGGGCGGCGCATGGTCTGGCGGCGTGCAGATGTTCGCCGACGGCGGGGCATTCACCAACTCGGTTGTCAGCAAGCCCACGGCGTTCGGTATGGCCAACGGCAAAACCGGTGTCATGGGCGAGGCGGGCGATGAGGCAATTATGCCGCTCACCCGCACCGCCAATGGCAAGTTGGGCGTTATGTCGGTCGGTGGTGGAGGTGGCGGGACGACCGTCAGCCTCAACATGCCGATCATGGTCATGACGGACGAAGAGTCGGGCAAGTCAGATGGTGACGAACTCGACACGGAACTGTTCCAGCGAAACATGCAGGAGCGGATGCGCATCGTTGCAAAAGAAGAGATCGCCAAGTCTTGGCGCCAAGGCGGCGTGAGCAGCCGAAACGTAAAAGGATGATTTATGGCAATCGAGCGATTCACCTGGGCCACTGAAAAGGGCGTCGAGGGTGATATCAAGCAGCGCGTTCGCACCAAGCAGTTTGCCGACGGCTACGCGCAGTCGACCGAGGACGGGATCAACAACAAATCCCAGTCCTGGCCGGTCACCTTCACCGGCTTGAAGGGGCGGATCAAGGACATCATGGACTTCATTGACCGGCACAAGGGCGCAAAGGGCTTCCTCTGGGAGCCGCCCTTGGGCGATTTGGGCCTCTACAAGTGCAACGGCTACAAGCCAGTTCACCGCGGCGGCCAGGTCTACGCGATCACCGCGACCTTCGAACAAACCTTTTCACCCTGAGATAACCACCCATGGCACTGATCACGGACATCCAGAAGCTGGAGCCCGGCGCCGAAATTCGCCTATTCGAAATTGACGGGACCGAATACGGCGCCGATTACTTGCGCTTCCACGGTCACGCCATCCCGCACACGCCGGAGGAGCTGCTGGCCTACGAGCATTCGGAGGAGGATCTGCCGGCCAAGTCGATTTGGTGGCAGGGCGAGGAATACGCCGCCTGGCCCGTACAGATCGAGGGCGTCAGCTCCAATAGCGACGGCACCGCCACCAGGCCGACTTTCGCCGCCGGCAACATCAACGGACGTGTCACCGCGCTGTGCCTGGCCTTCGAGGATCTGCTGAAGTTCAAGCTGACCGTCCGCGAAACCCTGGCCCAGTACCTGGATGCGGCGAACTTTCCCGAGGGCAACCCAACGGCCGATCCGACTCAGGAGGGCCTGGAGATCTGGTACATCGACCAGAAAACCAGCGAGGACGGTGAGGCCGTGGCTTGGGAGTTGTCCTCGCCTGGCGAGATCGATAACCACGGATTGCCCGGGCGCCAGATGACGACGTTCTGCCATTGGGCGATGACCAATGGTTACCGAGGGCCGGACTGCGGCTACACCGGCGCCGCCATGTTCGATGACGAGGACAACCCCACCGATGACCCGGCCAAGGATCAGTGCAAAGGCTGTCTGTCGTCCTGCAAGTTGCGCTTCGGCGAGAATAACGAACTCTCCTTCGGTGGATTCCCCGCCGTCTCCCTGATTGCCCGGAGCTGACCATGCGCAAGCACATCATCGCGGCGATCCAGGCGCACGCGGCGGCACAGTACCCGAAAGAATGTTGCGGCCTGCTGCTGGCCATCGGGCGCAAACAGAAGTACTTCCCATGTCGGAACATCGCCACGGAGCCGAGCGAAGAGTTCCGGCTCGATCCCGAGGACTACGTCGCGGCGGAAGACCTGGGCGAGGTGATCGGCATTGTTCATTCGCACCCTGACGCTACCAGTAGGCCCTCACCGCACGACCTGGCCATGTGCGAGGCCACGGCCTTGCCATGGCACATTTTGTCATGGCCTGAGGGCGACATGCGCACGATCACGCCGACGGGCAGCACTCCGCTTCTCAACCGGCCTTTCGTGCATGGGGCCTGGGACTGCTGGCAGGTCTGCGCCGACTGGTATCAGCGTGAGTGGGGCCTTGAGTTTGAGACCTTCCAGCGCACCGATGGCTGGTGGGAGCGCGCGGAGAGCGCCAGCCTGTATGAGCAGCATTACGAGGCCGCCGGCTTTGTTCGCGTCGACCGGCCAGAACGCGGCGACTTGATCGTCATGCACGTCGGCCGGACGGTTCACCCGAATCATGCCGGTATCTACCTGGATACCGACCCTGCACTGCCCGGCGAAGAGTCGGGCACATTCGGCCCCGGGCCGTTCCTGCTCCATCACCTTTACGGCAGGCCGTCCGAAATCATAGTTTTCGGCGGGCCCTGGCATGACCGAACGCGCCTAATCCTTAGGCACAAGAATGCAAAGCAACCGACAGGACGCTGTAGAGCTTAGAGGGGGCAGCATGCAAATAGACAACAAAATTATGGCGAGCTTGGATTTGCGAGCTGAAGAGGTCCCGGTCTCGGCCTCAATGATCGAGGCCGGGCTGGCCGTACTTGAAGAAACGGACGATCGGCCGCTATCCAGATTTACGGTCGAAAGAGCTTTTCAGGCGATGTGTCTCTGCGGACTGAGAGAATCTGTTCGCGAGTCATTTGGCCAGTAATAACGTTGCCGGTTAACACTATGGCCTGGAATATTCGTACCAGGTGAAGACATTGGTCCCTCAGATCTTGGATCGTGAGTATCGCGTTAGATTTGTTGGCATCCCTTGGTTTGATGAGGTTGGTTAGTGATGCTGTTGCACCCTCGTTTAACCCCCATTGCCAATGCACAATTTTATGCCTGAGGTTACTTACAGCATCGAAAGCTTTTAGCGTGTAAAGCAGATCTTCCGTTGCCTGAGGGTCCGCCGTTTTTGAATCGGATAATCGTCCTTGAACGTACCTAATCATCCCCGCCATTGAAATGTTGGCTTCAACTGAAAGCTTTTGAGCATCAGCCACTGGCATTTTGAGGAAAAAGGCAAATAGCCCAGATATTTGCCATTCGATCGCAGAGTAGTTAACTATGAACTGCCCAATCGCGTGTAGGTGTTCATCTGAAGGCCCTACGTCGTACTGTCGTTGCCAGTCGATAGTAAAGGGCTTTCTTGGCTCGAAATCGCTGTCGCTCACGCCGACCTCCATATCTCTATCCGCGCCGAATTTGGCGCTACCCCAGTCCTTGGGCTTGCAGGCGAAGGACTGGGAAATCCTTGCATGAAGGCAGGAGGCTACTATCGGAAGGATTGTTGGCGTTACTGAGGATTCGTACAGCTGGTTTCGCATTCATGTAAAACAGTGCTACGACATTTCTGAACCATGAAGTATCAGCTAATGAGGTGCCTGTGTGTTTAAACACCCGGCAAACTGGAAGTCTGCCGGGACTGACGAGCTATTAAGGCATTAAGACCGAATCTACAACGTGGATTACGCCGTTGGACTGCATAACGTCTGCGATGCTGATACTCGCCTTACCGCCTTTGGCATCTACCACCCACAGCTTGCCGTCATGCAGCTTGATATTTAGCGATTCACCTTGAACTGATTTCAACACCACGGTGCCGCCGTTCTTTTTGGCATCTGCCATCAGTTGCGCCGATGTGTGAGTGCCAGGCACGACGTGGTAGGTCAGAATTTTAGTCAGATCGGCTTTGTGTTCAGGCTTGACCAGTGTATCGACGGTCCCGGCTGGCAGCTTGGCAAAGGCTTCGTTCGTTGGGGCGAATACAGTGAAAGGGCCTTTGCTGTTAAGCGTATCGACCAATCCGGCAGCTTTGACTGCAGCTACCAGCGTCGTGTGGTCCTTCGAATTGACCGCGTTCTCGACAATGGTTTTGCTTGGGTACATCGCTGCGCCTCCGACCATCACTGTATCGGCGGCAAAGGTGAGCGTGGCAGTGACGGAGAGAATCGCGAAGCAGGCTGCAGCAGCAAATTTTTTGTAAAAAGCGTGCATGATGTATCTCCTTGGCTCTTATGCCCTCCGAGTGAGGGTATTGAATCTACGAGCCAAGGATCAAAGTGGATGCACCTTTCAAAAAATAACTTTTTCAGCTCAACGCCTGTCGGTCGCATTCACCGGCATTTCATCCACGCTGGATGGGTGGACAGGATCAGGATAATCTCTGCGCCTTTGCATGAGGGATCATGATGATGGGCAAGGTTGCATCGATCGTTTTCGCGGGGGCTTGGCTGATCGCCAGTTCAAACGCTTGGTCCTGGACAATGGACGAGGGCAAGGTAAGGTTTTCTAATGTGGAGCAGAATGTCTGCCGGTTGTTCGAGCATGACGCGGCTGTAGTTTTTCTCAACAGGCAAGAGGGTTACCAGCTTGATTTCGATGATCAGTTTCCTCCTACTTTGATACAAAAACGGGCGCGTGCGAACATGATTTCTGAGGCGCAAACCATTCCTATTGAGAGCGACCCAGGGAAGAGAAAGGAGGCTGGCGAAAAGTTTACCAAGCGTTTCCTTGGCAAATGCTTTCGTTTTTTCCACGAAACCGACCCGCCTGGGAAGTATTAGGTTTGTGCTGCCTTTTTGCATCCATCCCCTAGTGCTACAGTCCCGACAAACCAAAGAGGGAACGACATGCGAATTTTGATAGCGGCGGTGGCGGTGGCGGTGCTGGCGGGGTGCGCCTCCACGGCAATCTCAGTGCGCGACGCAAAGCCGGTACCGGCGGATGAGATTTATGCCTTCCAGTCCAAGCCATCTGGCGAAAGTGGGAAAATTACGGTTGTGCGCGACTCCGGCGCCGTCGGTTCGGGCTGCGATATCGTCGTCTATGTAGATGGGCGCAAGGCTGCGAAAATTGGTACTGGTCAGCGCGCTACCTTTTACCTTCCGCCGGGATCGCCAAATCTCGGCGCTGGCCTGGCAGGATCTGGTCTATGTGCCGGAGCGGCGATCCGAACTATTGCGACGACCGTGCAGCCTGGGAAGGAAAGTCTGTACAGGATCAGCGGTGATATAGGCGGCTTCTACATCGGCCCCTATGTCGACTACAACTGAAAAACGAAAATCATAAAGCCGCCTCCGGGCGGTTTTTTATTACCCGGAGAAAAAGATGCAGGCATCAGCGATCAACTACCAACCAATGACAACCATTCGCCTGCATGGGCAGCTACGTCAGTTCGGGAAGTCCTTCAGGCTTGCGGTGAAATCGCCCGCCGAGGCCATTAAGGCTCTGTGCATCCAGATTCCCGGATTTGAGCGCTTCCTGTCGAACGCCAAATCGCGAGGTCTGGAGTTCGCAGTCTTTCGCGATAAGCGCAACATCGGCGAGAAAGAATTGAGCTACAGCGGCGCCGGTGACATTCGGATTGCTCCTGTAGTGGTGGGTAGTAAGCGAGGCGGGGTTCTTCAGACCATCGTCGGCGCGATCCTGATTGTTGTCGGGGTTATTTTCGCGGCAACTCCGTTCGGTACCCCGTTAATTGGAGCGGGCATCGGACTGGTCGCTGGCGGAGTAATCCAAATGCTCAGCCCCCAGGCCGGCGGCCTGAAGACCAGCGCCGCGCCGGAGAACACACCGGGCTACGCCTTCGGCAGCGCCAAGAACACCACGGCATCCGGAAACCCGGTACCGCTCTGCATCGGCGAGCGCCGTTGGGGCGGGGCAATCATCAGTGCCGCCATCTACGCCGAAGATCAGATGTAACGACCACCCGCAGCCCCAATGCCGGCCATGAGCCGGTTTTTTATTGCCTGGAGGAAAGCATGGGCGCAGCACGCAAGATTGATATCCACGGCGCCAAGGGCGGCGAAGACAAACCAAAAACGCCAACGGAAGCCCCGGACAGTCTGCGCTCGGTCGCTATTGCCAAGATGCTCATCGCTATCGGTGAGGGTGAATTCGAAGGCACGCCTACGGCGCGCGACATTTATCTCGACAACACCCCGCTGCAAGACCCTCAGGGCAACATGAACTTCCCGAACGTAAAGTGGGAGTGGCGCACCGGGGCGGTGGATCAGACCTATATCCAGGGCATTCCGTCTGTCGAGAACGAGACCACGATTGGCACCGAGTTGCGCAGCGGCACGCCATGGGTCAAGTCCATCAGCAACACCCAGCTTTCCGCCGTTCGTGTTCGCTTCGCCTGGCCAGCGCTCCAGTCTGTGGACGCCGGCGGCAACATCAACGGGTACCGGATCGAGTACAAGGTTGAACTGGCAACCGACGGCGGTGCTTACCAGCAGGTGCTGAGCGAAGCTGTCGACGGTAAGACCACCAGCGTGTACGAGCGCACCCGCCGCATCGATTTGCCGAAGGCTACTTCTGGCTGGCTGATGCGCATCACGCGCCTGACGATCAACCAGAACAACAACAAAATCTCCGACACGATGCAGATCGCCGGCTTCACGGAGGTGATCGACGCCAAGTTGCGGTACCCGAACACCGCGCTGCTCTACATCGAGTTTTCGGCCGAGCAGTTCCGCAGCATTCCAGCGGTAACAGTCGGCTGCAAGGCTCGTAAATGGCAGGTGCCCAGCAACTATGACCCAGTTTCGCGGACATACAGCGGTATCTGGGATGGGACGCTGAAAGAGGCTTACACCAATAATCCAGTCTGGGCGACCTACGGAATCACCACCGTCGACCGCTTTGGCCTTGGCCGCCGCATCAAGCCGTGGATGGTGGACAAGTGGGAGCTTTATCGCATCTCGCAGTACTGCGACCAACTGGTGCCGGACGGGAAGGGTGGCCAGGAGCCGCGCTTCATCTGCAACCTGAACCTGCAGAGCAAGGCCGACGCCTGGTCGCTGCTGCGCGATATCTCGGCGATCTACCGGGGGATGACCTACTGGGCCCAGGGCCAAGTATTCACGCTGTCGGATATGCCGCGCGCCACTGACTTCGACTTCGCCTACACCCGGGCGAACGTCATTGATGGCAAGTTCACCTATTCCAGCGCATCGGAGCGCACCCGCTATTCCCGGGCATTGGTCAGCTACGACAACCCGCTGAACAACTACGACACCGACGTCACTTCTGTCACTGACCAGAAGCTGCAGCGTCGATACGGTGACAACCCGCTGGAAATCAGTGCGATTGGCTGTGACCGTGAATCGGAGGCCCAGCGCCGTGGCAAGTGGGCTCTGCTCACCAACTCCAAGGACCGGGCGGTTACGTTTCGTGTCGGCCTGGATGGGCGTATCCCGCTGCCTGGCTACGTGGTCCCGATCGCTGACGAACTGCTGGCTGGCCGTCCCGTGGGCGGGCGTATCTCAGCGGTGAGCGGCAAGGTCATTACCCTGGACCGCGATACCCAGGCCAAGCCCGGCGACCGGCTGATCCTCAACCTGCCGGACGGCAAGTGCGAGGGGCGCACCGTGCAACTGGTCAGCGGCCGGCAGCTCACTGTCAATACGGCGTACTCCGTCGCGCCGGAGCGTGAACTGGTGTGGGCGCTCGACGCTGACGACCTGGCCATCCCGCTGTACCGGGTGACCAGCGTTTCCCGGCCAGAGCCTGGCGTGTTCGAAATCTCGGCCGTGCAGTACGACCCGAGCAAGTTCGCGCACATCGACACCGGCGCTCGGCTGGAAGAGCGGCCGATCAGCGTTATTCCGATCACAGTGGTCCCTGCGCCGGCGAGCGTCACGCTGACGTCGACCTACGCCGTGAACCAGGGCATCGCAATCAGCACCATGAACATCTCGTGGCCTGCCGTGAATGGCGCGGTCGCTTATGACGTGGAGTGGCGCAAGGACAGCGGCAACTGGATCAAGGTACAACGCACTGGCTCGACGAGCGTGGACGTGACCGGCATCTACTCGGGCGCCTACGTGGCCCGGGTACGCTCGGTGAGCGCGTTCGAAATTTCGTCGATCTGGAAAAGCTCCAACCTGACGAACCTGGAAGGGAAGGTCGGCCTGCCGCCGGCGGTTGCGTTCCTTACCACCACCAGCGAACTTTTCGGCATCGGCATCAAGTTGGGCTTCCCGCCGGGCGCCGAAGACACCCAGCGCTCCGAGCTGTGGTACGGCCCTGCAAACGATCTGGGGGCCGCTACCAAGCTGGCCGACCTGGCATATCCGCAGGCTGACTACCGCATGCAATCGCTGCTGGCGGGCGCGCAGTTCTTCTTCTGGGCACGCCTGGTGGACCGCACCGGCAACATTGGGCCGTTTTATCCGGTCGTGAATGGAGTCATGGGGCGGGCAAGCTCGAACGCCGGTCCGATCCTGGAACTGATCGCCGGACAGATTGGTGACACCGAGTTGAGCAAGGAGCTTCAGGACAAGATCGAACTGATCTCCGGCGACGGCCCGGGGTCGGTGAATGATCGCCTGGAGCAAGCGAAACAGGAACTGGAAGACCTGATCGACCAGATAACGGACGCGCTGGTCTACGATCCGACGAAAACCTACGTCGCCGGCGAAGTGGTGCGGCAGGGCCAGCGCCTGTACCAAGCCACCGCGGCGGTACCGGCAAACACCACGCCGCCCAACGCCGAGTACTGGTTCGATATCGGCACCATTGCCGAAACAACTCAGGCCATGGCGTTGCAGATCCAGCAGAACAAGGCCTCCATCGAAACCGTGGACGGCAAGGTCACGGCTCAGGCGTCGGCACTGCAATCGCTCCAGGCAAGCTGGCGAGAAGATGACGGGGAGGGCTCACTTTCCGACGCGCTTCAAAACTGGGACGCAGCGGCGAAGTTCGCGCAGCAGGTGAAAGTTCAGGCCTCCGACAACTTGGCCATGGTGGAACGCACCACGCTGCTGGACGCAGCAGTCGGGGAAAACAAGGCCGGTTTGTCCACGCTGGAGCAGGTGGTGGCCACCGACAAACTGGCCACCGCCGAGCGCATTGATCAGCTGAAAAGCGACGTTGATGAAAACTCTTCGGCAGTCCAGACCGTCACTCAGTCTCTCACCGATACAAACAAGGCCGTTGCCTCCCAATCCACCACGCTGCAGGCGGTCGTCGGCGGTGGGCGTGATGACAAGGATGAAGGCGCGCTCGCAGGTGCGCTCAGTGAATGGAAGAACACGGCATCTGTGCAGATAACGGCCAAGGCTCAGGCGGATACCGACGGCAAGCTGTCCACGATGTGGGCGGTGAAAATGCAGGTCAACCAAAACGGGCAGTATGTGGCCGCTGGCATCGGGCTGGGCATTGAGCAGAACGCCGAGGGCTTGTTGCAAAGCCAGTTCCTGGTGAGCGCTGATCGGTTTGCTGTTGTGAACACCTTGGCGGGCGGAGGCTTGGTAACGCCGTTTGTAGTCCAAAACGGGCAGGTGGTTA